AGTTTAATGTTATAGGACTTTCCTGCTCCCGGTGATCCTCCAAGGTAGATGTTAACGTGTTTACGTTTCACGTCAGGGTTTAGGCGCATAGCATAGATACGTTCGAGTATCGAGAGTTGAAAGTGTTCGTTATGGATGACGGCTGGAGTCTTGAGTTGAGACTTGAGGATAAATTCGATAGCGTTCTTAATGTCCCATCCGTTATCCTTTAATGCGTTATGTGCTGTAGCAAGTCCACAATTTGTAGCGTTCCGTACTGCGGAGATTTTATTGATTTGGCTAGACTCTTCCGAAGTATCCGAAGGAGTAGGTGTGATGGGAGTCTCTTGAGTCTCTTGTGTGGTTGTTTCTTGAGTCTCGGTAGGCGTTGTAGGCGTTTCAGGCGTTGTAGGGGTAGTTGGAGTTGCCCACTTCTGCCACTGCTTATAATCTGGACCTTTTGTGCAATCCGCGTGCGAGTACTTTTTTGGATCGGATACGTGGACTTGAGCGGAGGTTGAACCAGTCCAGTTCCAATCTCCAATGTTGATTGGGCCTGAGCATTTCCAGCAAACGCGATTAGTTGCGCCGGGAAAGATCATTCCGTTCTTTTTTCCAAATTGTGACTTTATGTACGGCATGGGGGTCTTAATTTTAACTTTCTATACGGTCTTAGGCGCGCCGGGTCGGTCCGGTCGGTCGGTCGGTCAGGGTCGGTCGGTCGCGCATGATCCAAAATACCATGTCTTAGAACATGTCAAGCGATTATTACTATAGTTTAATATTAGTTAGTTTTAATTTGTTATGCTGAAGTTCTTTGTCATAAAGAGTCGATTGCATCATTATATATGCATCTCACGTCAGTACTTTGTGTTGTAATGTACTTTGTGCTGCTAAGTACTTTGTGATTCAGAGTACTTTGTGGTTCAAAGGACTTTATGTTCTAAAGTACTTTAGTACTAGTACCCGGCTCCCCAGATCGGCCCGGCCCGTACTTTTTTATTTATGTACTTGTCAGCGTGTGAGAGCAAAAAGATTTATGTGCTGGACCACTAATACCAAAAAGAAAAGGCGGATACTAAAAATCTAAAATCAGTGTGAGAATCAATATCCACCCTCGCAGAACTTACTCAAAGTAGGCCGCTTAAACCCCTTGACTCCCCGGAGGGGAAGGATGGACACTTAAAGGTTAACATGACCGCCCCCCAACTTCAACCCACCGCACATGAGAATGCGGCCAAAAAAGAAAAAATCCATCATGAAAGAGAGTTGGAGAGGTTGAAAAATAACCCCCTAAGCTCATTCCTTAGTAAGAATCCTAAATCTTAAATGTCTTTATGATCTTAAAGCCAGATGGCACACCTAGCACTAGAGGTACAGCGGGCCGGACCGGAACTGGAACTGGCAACCACACTCAAACCTCGAAGGAAAAGGGATTCAAGAACGGTAGAACTGCACTCTTACATGGTCAGGTCATCTCGCACATCCGTAATTCTGAATCCGAGCGATATCTAGCTGAAGAAGATCCAGCCATCTCAGCTATGAAGTTGGCCGGGATCATCGGCCAGATCAACTCCGGCCCCGGAGGAACTCCCTTAACGGTTGGAGAGCAAGCTAAAAGAGCCTTCGAAGCTCACGGACTAACATTTGATAAAGTAGCTAGAGAGACTAGCACTATTCTAGATGTAGCTGAACCTAAAGATAAACTCACCGCTCTAAAGTTTATCAATGACGTCATAACGTTAGATTCCGAAGCTAAACTAAAGCAACTTCTCGAAGCCTCTAAAGCTCCCACGATCAATATTCAGATCAATAATGCATTCGGGGAGAAATCTAATAGAACTCCCCTCGATATTTTAATACCCTCACAAGACTAGAAATGAAGTCCTACGGCGTGGGGAATATAAAGGTTTAAAACTCATGTCATCTGCAACTTTACCAACTCTTACTCCAAATCCTCTCTCAAATCAGGAGCGTGAACGTTTATACACTCTTGCCTACCGGCAAGGTTCGCAGGTTAAAGAGAAGCACTTCCCATTCAACGGTAAGTTGGGAGGTGCTATTGAACGTGGTAAACTTCACTGTAATCGTATGGGGATCAAGTTCGTCGTAGTTAGGCCATTCGTGGTAGATCTAGATTATCAGGAAAGACTTAAGTTTGAGGGCCGCGAGGACTACACCACGTATGAATAGAGGATCAGCGGAAGTGAGGTCGAACGGCGTGATCTCATCTAAGATTTGAATTTCGATCGATCTTTGACCCTAAGATGGACTTACTCTGTTGCGGGGAATCTTACAGCATCTTAGATCGATCGTCAAGAGAACCCTCGACTTTAAGGTCTAGACCCCTTCGGGGGAATTCTTTAGGCGGGGGTTCTTTTTAAATAGGAATGATCAGGAGCATCTATTTTATGCCACTTAAAAAAGGATCTTCTCCAAAGACCATATCTAAGAACATCTCAACTCTTAGAAATGAGGGCCGGCCGCGCGCCCAGAGTATAGCCATAGCACTTAGTAAAGCTGGCAAATCTAATTCTAAGAAGTGAAGTGTGTCAGCGGAAGTGAAGGTGTACGGCGTGGGGAATGAACCCTCAAGTGTAACTTGTGGACTTGAAATTTATAACTTTCTAACCTCCCTTTCCATTGCTGATGCGTTTGGTAGAGGCAGACGAAGAGTTAAATTTCAAGAGAAACGTGAGTATAAAAAGTTAAATTCTCTTCCATCTAGTAAAGTAATTGTAGATAGTGATGGAGATCTGAGACTAAATCGTTGGCCGCCCCTCGTCGATCTAAATCTTAAAGATTCGGCCAACTCAGCGGAAGTGAAGCCGAACGGCGTGCTGAGGTTAAACTTAATCTTTGATTTTAAACTTCATCCTCGCGTCCTTTTGGTTAAATCAGTCGAAGGTACGATTTTAAAGGCGTATCATTTGAATACTACTAATAGTGCGTTGGCCGCGCTGCCCGTTGATGCGATTCCGGCCCGGCCAACTTCCTCGAATCTGAAGGACTTGTCAGCGGAAGTGAAGTCCTACGGCGTGATGCATGGATTTTAAATAACTCATGGATTTTAATTTCGAATTTAAGACGAAAGAGCAAGAAGAGTTCTTTTTTTCGAAGGCTAGGAATAATTGCTTCTCCGGAGGGTTCGGAAACGGAAAAACTTTTATTGGATGCGTGCGACAATTCGTAATGCTCGCTTCCTTTCCAGGTTACAAGTCCGTAATTGGCCGGGAACTATATGCGGATCTACGTGATACTACGATGAAGACCTTCTTCAAGATCTGCCCCGACGACTTCATCGCATCTCATAACGTCCAGGCCGGGTATACTTTACTTAAGAACGGCTCATCAGTTAATTGGAAGCATTTCGATGAATTTAATGAGCAAGCCTCAAGAGGTCTTGAAGTTAATTCGGCTATGCTAGATCAAGCTGAAGAAGTTAAAGAGTCATGCTTCTATATCTTAGACTCCCGCATAGGCCGGTGGGATCAGGCCATCGTACCTAAGAACATCAAAGCTCAGTATTACGCTAAAACTGGAGATGAGTGGCCGAAAGATACTAGAGGGAAAGATGCCGTTCCTAACTTCTTTGATCTCTTGGTGAATCCTGATACCACTTATCACTGGGTCTATAAGAAGTTCCATCCTGACTCTTCAATCAGAGATCATGATTACTTTTGGGTACACTCTCCTACCGTAGACTTTCTCAACGATCCTAAAACTATTCAGCAGATGCTGAAAAGAGATCCTGAGTGGATCGCTAAGTATTATAAAGGTGAGTGGGGCACATCTAATGCTCAGATCCACTACCTCGATAACATGAGCCTCATCGATTTAAATGCTGAGCAAGCACATGAGTTTCTAAATGAAATCAGATCAAAGGCCACTCTATATAGATCGTTTGATCATGGAGAAGTCTCCCCTTCGTGCTGCTTGTGGGCAGCATTTTACAAGGGAAGCTACATCTTCTACCGAGAATATTACGCACCTAACTTGGTTATCTCAGACCATCGACGTAATATCTCAGATCTATCCATCGGAGAGGGATATTCCGGGAACTATTCTGATCCTTCCATGTTTAAAAAGAACGCCCAAAAATCTGGAGGATTCCTT